TTCCAAACTTATACTGCTATTGGTAACAGAGAAGATTTATCAGATATTATCTATAACATCTCTCCTACTGATACTCCGTTTATGAGTTCAATTGGAAAAGAAAAAGCAGAAGGAACATTCCATGAATGGCAAACTGATGTTTTAGCAGCAGCAGCAACTAATGCTCAAGTAGAGGGTGATGAAATCGCTTTCACAGCAGTAACTCCGACATCAAGAATCAATAACAGAACTCAAATTTCAAGAAAGTCTGTAATTGTTTCTGGTACTCAAGATACTGTTAATACTGCTGGAAGAAACCAAGAACTAGCATACCAAATCTCAAAAAATGCTAAAGAGCTTAAAAGAGATATGGAACTTGTTCTTTGTAACAATCAATCAGCAGCAGTTGGTTCAGCTACAGCAGCTAGAACTTCTTCTGGTTTAGCATCTTGGCTTCAAACTAACATCAATGCAATTGGTGCTAATGGTCAAAATGCTAATAATGCTGACCAACCTGGTTTTGCAAGAACTGATGGAACTCAAAGAGCCTTTACTGAAGCTCAGTTAAAAGGTGTTGCAGCTTCTACTTGGAACTCAGGTGGAGATCCATCAATGATTATGTTGGGTTCTTTCAACAAACAAAAACTATCAGGCTTTACTGGTGGTTCTACTAAAATGACTCAAGCAGATGACAAAAAACTTGTTGCTGCAATTGATATTTATGAATCAGACTTTGGATCAATGACTGTTGTTCCAAATAGATTCTCAAGATCAAGAGATGTTTTTGTAATCCAACCTGATATGTGGGCAGTTGCTTACCTTAGAGATTTCCAAATGATTGATCTAGCTAAGACAGGTGATGCTGAGAAAAAAGCTATGTTAGCTGAATATACACTTGTTGCTAAAAACGAAGCAGCGAATGGTGCTATATTTGATTTAACAACAGCTTAATCAAAATACTTATAGGAGGGGATTAATTTCCCCTCTTATTACTTAATCAATAATTTTGTTTTCTTTGAAGATTTAATATCGGAACGAAGCAATACAAAAAAAGGAAAATACAATGAGAACACTTAACGACTACTTTATAACATCTGCAATTCCAGATGTATCATCTGGATCATCAACTTTTGTATGTGTACCTGATGGTGGAAGAATAATTAAAATTATTACACACAACAAAGCTACAACTACTGGCACAGCAGCTATCTCTTTTGAAATAGGTGGTGTTGCAGTTACTGGTGGTGCAATTAGCCATACAGCTTCTGGATCAGCAGGTAGAATTAAAACTGCTGAACCAACAGCAGCTAATAGAGTTGAAGAAGATGGAACTATTGAATGTATCACTAATGGTGGTTCAACAAATGCTTCTAAAATGGAAATCACTTTCGTTATCAGAAGATAATTACAAATTTTGTGGGGATCTTGTCTAGCGATACTTCCCCACAAATACTAATCAATAAAAGGAAATAAATTATGCCATACGGAATGGGAACTTACGGATCAAAAAAAGGACGACCACCTAAAAAAAAAGGTAAAAAGAAAAAATCAAAAAGCAAAAAAAAAGGAAAATAAATTATGAGTTTTAATTATGGTTTAAGACCAGGAACAATACAAAAAATAACTATGGCATCAAGCAATCCTGCATCTATTGCATCATCTGCTTTTGGTTCACAAAGTGAATATGTAAGAATAGCTTCTTCAGCAGATTTTCATATTATCTTTGGTGGTTCTCCAACTGCTACTGCTAGTCATATTTTTATACCAGCAGATCAACCAGAAATTTTTAAAGTTTCTCCAGGTGAAAAAGTAGCAGCACTAGGAGGTGTTAGTGCTGTGATTTCTATTGTTGAAATGGGTGGCTAGTAGTGGCAAAGCAAAAGTTCACTTCTTTTACTCCAAGAGATAAACCACCAAAATTAGGTAAGCACAAAAAGTCATTAAACAAATCAGAAAAAAGACAAATGAAACTTACTAGATACAAAGGTCAAGGTCGTTAATGAGAAAAATACTTGAAGATACTGATAAGCATATTACTGAAACATTTTTAGATAATGATAAAGATGGTATTATTCAAAAAAGATCACTTGATATTGAACCGATCATAGAAAATAACAAAAAATTATTTAATCAAAATGATGGTTATAGTTCAGATAAAGGACTTAAAAGAATAGCATCAATTCCAGTAGTAATATTAGAGATATGGTGCAAGGAATATCATAAAGATCAAAACAAAGGTAATTGGTTTGAATTACCACAAGAAACTCAAAAGAAAATCTTAAAAGAAAAATTAAACAGTTCTGAATTTAGATATTTTAGAACAGCAGAGGGCAAATTTTAATGGCACTAACAACATACACAGAATTAAAAACATCATTAGCAAACTGGTTAAACAGATCAGATTTAACAACTGAAATAGGTGATGACTTTATTAAATTAACTGAAGCTGATCTTAATTCTAAATTAAGAGTTAGATCAATGATAGCTCAAGTTAATATAACTGTAGATGCAGAAACAGCAGCTTTACCTACCGACTTTTTACAAATTAGAAATTTTTATATTTTAAATGGTCAAACAAAAGTCCCATTAGTTTATACAACACCAGCATCTATGGACACAACCAATGGAACATCAACTACTGGTTTGCCAACTACTTATACAATTTTAGGAGATACATTAAGATTTTCTCCAAAACCAGATGCAACTTACACAGCAGTAATGAATTACTATAAAAAATTTCCAGCTTTAAGTTCAACTAATGCAACAAATTATATTTTAGCATCTCACCCAGCTATATATTTATATGGCTCATTGTTTCATGCAGCTAACTTTTTAGGTGGTATCAATCCACAACAAGTTTCAACTTGGCAGCAAATGTATGCGACAGCTATGGAACGATTAGAATTAAACGATAGAGAAGATGAATACAATGGAAGTCCTTTGCAAGTTAGAACTGTAACTTCAGTAGCTTCTCCATTTATTTCAAATTTATAATAGGAAACAAAAATGCAACTACCTTTTGGCGAATGGCTACCAGATCAACCAGATCATTTAAATCCTGGTGCAACTGTAGCAACAAATGTTTATCATGCACAAAGTTCTTACAAGCCTGTAAAGGGTTTAGTTGCTTATAGTGGTACATCAACTGTAACACAAAATGCTAAAGGTGCTGGTAGTTTTAGAGATAATACAAATACAGTATTTACTTTTGTTGGAACTAAAAACAATATTTACAAATTAACATCTGGTACTTTTGCTAGTGTAAAAGGAAGTTTAACAATATCAGGTGGAGATACAGATTATTTTACATTTACACAATTTGGTCAATTCATAATAGCAAGTAATGGTGTCAATCCTCCCATGTATTATTTAATGGGTACATCAACTAACTTTGCAACATTACAATCTTTAGCAAGTGCTAGTGGATCAGGAACAGTACCAGCTAAATTTAAAACATCAGGTGTCATAAGAGATTTTTTAGTAACTGGTAATATAGAAAATGCAAAGAATAGAGTTGCATGGTCAGGAATTAACGATATTTCAACTTGGGAAGCTGGTGTTAGTTCATCAGATACACAAGACTTACCAGGATCTGGTGGTCAAGTTGTGGCGATAACCTCTGGAGAGGTTGGTTATGTTTTTAGAGAAGATCAAATAATTCGTATGGATTTTGTTGGTGGAAATGTAGTGTTTCGTTTCTCAGTTATCTCTCCAAATAGAGGAGCTGTATATGGACAAACAGTTTGCCAAGACAACAGACAAGTTTTCTTTTACTCATCAGATGGATTTTTTCAAATCAATGGTGATCAAGTATTGCCGATAGGAGCTGAGAAAGTAAATAGATTTTTTGATGGTGATTTAAACAAAGCCTACACAGATAGAATTACAGCAGCAGTAGATCCATTTAATACTTTAGCAATTTGGTTATATCCAAGTAAAGACAATCCAAACACTACTGGAGTTTGTGATAAATTATTGATATACAATTATATAACTCAAAAGTGGTCAGTTGCTAAAGTTAAAGCATCACAAATCTTTAAACAATTTATTGTA